AGCCTGTTTTGACAGCTTTGTAGAGGGTTTCAAGAAAGGGGCCAGAGCTGCTGAAAAAGAAATAAACAAGAAATTCAAATCGGAACAGATATGAATATAGACACAGAGTTTAATGTAGGTGATAGTGTATGTTACCTAAGTGGTGACAATATCTGTCATTCCACTATAAGCAAAATTACTATTGAAATATCCTATACAGATAGAAGTTTTTTAATGGTTTACAAATTGTCTGACGGCTTAAGTGTGCCTAGAAACAACTATCCACAATGGGGGAAAAGGCTTTTTAGAGACAAAAAGAGTTTAATAAAATATTTATCAGAATTATAACGGAACAGAAATGAATGATGGAGTTTATTTTGACCAAAATGGTAACGAGGTAATCGTAATCAATGGATTTGAATATTCACGAGAAGAATTTGATTCCCTTGTGAATATATGTGGAGATTGCAATATATAATAAAAGAAAGAAATGAGTAAAACAACAATTTATTATCTATTCCTAGTAGCAATGTATATGCTGCTAGGATAGGTGGAAAGGAGAGATATGAAACAGACAGTAGAAGAAGCAGCATACGATTATGCTACTAATAAAACGAAGTTCAGAAAAGACGTTCTGAAAGAAGTTGACGCGGATACCTACGTTTCACGTCATGCTGATAGTATGGAAGATTTTCAATGTGGTGCAGAGTGGCAGTCAAAGCAATCGCCTTGGATTAACGTTAAAGATAAACTGCCTTCTTTAAACCAAAAAGTAATAGTTTATAACGGGAAACAAGTATATATATCTCATAGGACAGAAAAAGACTACGCAAAAGATGCTAATTTCTTCTTGTATGGATTGCAGACCTATAATGTTGTAGCATGGATGCCTATTCCGTCTTTTGATGATATATTAAAGAACAACAATAAAAAATGAAAGCAATAACCATAAAACAGCCGTGGGCCTCTTTGATAGTCCATGGTATTAAAGACATTGAGAACCGTACTTGGAGCTGCCCTAAGAAATACTTAGGGCAGAGGGTACTGATTCATTCAAGCGGTAAACCTTTGAATTATGATAATTTCTATGATTCAATACTTACCAATGAGCAGTTATTGGCATTACCGGAAAACAAAGAGTGGAAAGATTTTAGTTTTTGTACAGGCTCCATAATCGGAAGCGTCGAGATAATAGACTGTGTACAAAACCATCCTTCCATCTGGGCAGAGAAAGGAGTTTATAACTGGGTACTAGCTAACCCTATTCTCTACGAAAATCCAATTAAGGACGTGAAAGGCAAATTATCCTTTTGGGATTATCCCGGTATCAAAGAGGTAAAGATAGAATGTCCGGAATGTGGCAGTATAGAAATAGCTGTTGAGGACTATACAACGGCACCATTCCCAACTTATTTGCATAGGTGTAATAAGTGTGAACATGTGATTATAGAAAGTGAGTGGAAGGAGGTAAAACTATGAGAGATTTTTATGAACTGATAAACCAATATCCATGGACTACTATTTTTCTTGCTATTTTCATTTATGAAGTGATTAAATGTGTGATGTCTAATTTGAAAAAGAAATAGCCATGAGCAAACTATATAAAGTAACTATTTTCGGGGAATCATTCCTAATCGGGTGGTTCCCTTTCTCTTCACGCTGGTATAACAAGCTAAAGATAATCAAATGATAGTACGTCATTTTATAAGAGTTCCGGTTGGAAGTACTGTCTATTGCGACAATCAGCCGGTTAAAATACTAGAGAAAGGATATGCCCTTGCTCTATGTGATGTTAATGGGAAACGGGTATATATCACTTGCTATGATTTGGAAAAGAAACCATTCGTCAGCACGAATGGGGAAGAATGAAAAAGAGCCAACCCACGCACGACCATGAATCAGCTCTTCCTTACACGATTATGATGCAAATATACTATTTACTTTTAAAATAATCGTGTTATGGAACTGGATTTTAACAAAATAATTCGCCTTAAAAAGATTAGAATTGAGAAATCAGAACTTTCAGAAGAAGAAAATACCTTAGCTTCACCGATTTTGAGAGATAAAAGCCTTATTAGGGATATCTATAAAATCTTCGTTGAGCTATTGAATAGCAGAAGTCTTCCCCCTTGTATTGATAGTGTTACCCAGCGGAAGAAGTTCATCTTCATTATCCTGTACCTGTTTTCTCCAAGTTCGCTTGCCGGTGGGAAAATGACAGCTGGGTTACGCGAAGAGATGTCAAGGGTACTTGGGGTTCAGTCCAAGAGTACAATTTCCGACAACTGCGCTGATGTTGTGTTTTTGTATCAGAATTATGGGGATTTTAGTGGGGATATAGAGTATCTTTACACCGAAATCGTAAATCGGTTAAGATTCAAAGGGCTAATCAATTAATGAGCCGGAGTTTAGTGATCCGACTTTTGTTATGTGTACACGGTGTTAAAAGTAACAAATATGTTATTTCTTTCTTCATCTTTGCTTGTTTTATTGTAACAAATATGTTACTTTTGTAGTGTCAATTAAAAATGTTCTTTGATTTTATGAAGTATTCAGAGTTTTACAAATTGATTGAATCAGCTGGCTGGACAATCAAAAAGGGAAAGAAACATTATAAATATGTTCATCCCGACTTTGACTACTTTATTCCTGTTGGCAGACATCAATCTCAAGAGATACCCAATGGTACTCTTGACAGTATGTTGAAAAAGGCAGGGTTAAAGAAGTGAAAGGACTGCACCCACTTCGGTGGGTGCTTTAATTGACGAATTTAAAATACACGATTATGAAGAAGATTAAGGCAATTATTGAAAAGGCGAATGATGGGGGTATTTCCATATATTCGGAGGATGTGAACGGAGCGTACGGTTTTGGGCTTACAGAGCAGGAAGCGAAAGATGATTTTATGTCCGTACTTGAGGAGCAGGCCGAATATTATAAAGAAAAACATGGAGACTTTCCTGTGTGGTATAAGTCTGGGTATTCTATTGATTACATATATGATTTAAGCGGATTCTTCGAGGCATTTCCTTTCATAAATGCCAGTAAGTTTGCAAAGGAAATTGGCATGAATGAATCTGTCATGCGGAAATATAAGGGAAAGATTGTAACAGCTTCCGATAAACAAAGAGCTCTTATACAAGAGAGATATAATAATCTTCTCAGAAGAATGGAAGCTGTCAGATTCTGATATTCTAGCCGTGAGGCTCTGATATAAAATCAAGAACTAATTGACAACAGAAGGCGCATCATTTTGGTGCGCTTTTATTGCTTTTAATGAGGTTATCAATGAGTAAGCCGGAGTTTAATGCTCTGGCTTTACTTTTAATCTTTCACATATTTTTGGTAATACTCTCTTGTATTACTTGTTGGTAAAACAAGTGGAATGGAAAACTTTATTTTACTAACACTTTCATTTTGTATTGCATTTTCTGACGAAGTACCAACATTTATAATTTTGGCGATTCCTATTCCTGATTTATTACCTTCTTTTTCGGTAACGGAAATAGCTATGTCCATCTCTATATTTTGTACTTTGGTCTTTCGGTTATAACATTCATAATGAGATTCATTGTCAATATAATATTCTCCTTTTTCAGATTGAATATCATCGGGACAAATTAGGACATGTTTATCTTTGTATTTTTCTTGTGTTTCTGAAACAGCATCTATTATTTGACTAAGTGTTTCTTTTATAAAGTCTTTTAGTTCCATATTTTTTTATTTATAGTATTCTTTCCCTCGTATATTCTTGTGTTCCGGCATATGTGGTTCTCCGTCAAAATGTATTTTACCTCCACAGTGGGGGCAGGTGATGGTGTTGGCATCATCTTTTATATCCATATCATCAACAAAGAAGTCACCAACCTTGCATCCAATAACATCTGCTATCTTCTGTAATGTTCCTACTGTTGGATTTCTACTAAGGTTTTGGGCAAGTGTAACCCTTGTTATACCCATTTTTTTTGCAACGGATTCCATTGTGAAGCCTTTCTGCTTGATTATTGTCTTTACTTCCATGTGTGTATGATTTTAATCAGATGCAAATATAGGGGTAAAAATCGAATAAACAAATTAAATCAGCTTGTTTTGATTGAATATAGTCATTTGTATTAAAATATATTTAGATTATAATCATACT